TTGCACATGACTCACGTTCTTGTTCAACGGCTAGGTTGACCAGTGCAACCAGGTGAGGCGTGGACACAGTCCAGGTTGTGTAGTTCATATTCTCTGCCACCACTTTGTGTAGCGTTGCTAGAACTTCATCTTGTGTCATTGGATTCTCCCGCGCATGGTTTCGACTTGGGCGCGTTGTTGGTCCATCAGCTCGTCGCGTTGGCGGGAGGCCAGCTTGTACATCTCGTCCAGGGTCTCTAGCTGCCCCGCGAGCTTTCGGCGCTCGGCAGCCTCCACCATGGTGGTGAAAAGCTCCAGGGCCAATAAGAATTTTTCTCTGTCCCGGCCCAGCGCAAAGATGGACAGGCCAGCTGCGTCGGCAATCAATACGGCGTCTTGTCGTGTCATGGTAAGTCCTTCCATTTCCAGCCAAACATGGCTTCGGTGTTCTTGACTTGTTCGTCCGTGGGCTTGCGGTAAACGGTGAACATGGTGCACGGTCCGTGGCCCTCGCTCGCTGCTGGGTCAATCACCCAGCCACCCACAGGTTTCGGCGGGATGTACACCTCGTACGTTGGCAGCTCCGTGGTCCATGGCCCAGTTGTCGTGAACTTGAGCAAGCTCCCAACCAGCTGCTCCGGGGTGCTTGGCCCGGTCTCCGCTTTGCATCGCCGGCATTCCAGTCTTGAAGTGCCGTGTATGAAGTGCCAGTCGTGTTTGCAGTCGGTCATTTGTTTTTATCCTTCATCCAAGCTGAAATAAAACCATACGAAAAGGACAGCAATGCGACAAGCAGGGCTCCGATCGCAATGCCGGTAAGTGTGTCGTCCATCAAAACTTCTCCTTGTAAAACTTGCCGATGACTTCGGCCAGCTCGTGGATGTGAAAGTCACCGCCCTCGCCACCTGCGTCGCTGATCCAAATCATGCCTGGCTGCATGCCTGGGGTGAGCACCCAGCCGGCCACGTGGACCTCGTAGCGTGCTCTGCCGTCCTTCACGCCCTGGTCATAGGCCACCTGGGCCTTGCACGCGTCCTCAATGGTCATGAGGGTGTACTTCTGGCATTCTTCCCAGACAAACTTGGCATTGTGTTCGCCGATGGCGCGTTGTTCAAACTGGGTCAATTGGGACCACCATTCTGTAAAGTTCATTTCTTTTGCTCCTTAATCCATATCGCGATGCCCGCTAAGGTGTCGCTGCCAAACGCAGTCTTGAACTCATCAATCAGGTCGAATGCAATGAGGTCCAGGGCCGCGTTCCAGCCTGCGGTGTAGTGTTTGGTGATGCCGTTAACTGCGCGGTCAACACTTGACTGTGCCTGCTTTGACATGCCGGCAACGAATGCCAGCTCAAAAATCTTCTGTTGGTCTTCGGTCAAAGTCTTGACATATTCCAAGGCCTCATCCAGGCCCATGTGGTTATCAGGCATAGTCGCTCCTTTTAAACAGGCCCGTGATCCGTGACCAGGCCAACTTGCGCAGGGAGATATTGTTCAGCTGGCTTTGCACTTGCAGCAGCTCTGCCATGGTGTCGCTGCTGTGTTTGGACAAGAGCCTGTAGGCCTCTTCAAATTCCTTGCGTGCCTGTTCGCGGCCCTCGCTCCAGCCTTTGGCATGTGCGTCGGATGCCACATCTTTAAAGGTGCGGCGTTTGTATTTAGTATCTGTCATCTTGATTCTCCATGTGTTCAAAAACTTCTTGGTTAATTCGGGACTGGTCGTCGCTGGTCATTTTGCGTTCAAGCCATGGTGCGGGTCGGCCTCTGAGATCGCAGATTTCCCACGCGCCTTCACCGCCTTCGGGCGGGTGGCTGTCACCTGGGTCGGCGCGCAGGATAGCGGGCTGGTACGGCTCCCAATCTGTAACTTTGATGATGCAAGGAATGCCGCAGACGTTGGATTCAAACTCAGTCATTGACCACCTCCGCTACTTGTACTTTGATGTTGCCGTCTTGAATGTGCTTGAACAGCTGGCGCTGGAACTCCATGCGCATTGCGTTGGTGTCGATGACCAGGAACGCCTCGCCTGATTGCACCAGGCCAGCGGTCAAGGTCCGTGGCGCGCGGGTCTTGATCCGCTCACTGCCCATCTTGTAATAGGTAATTGGATCGCTCATAGCGGCATGTCCCCGTGCCATGGCTCGTCAACCATGCGCTTTAGATTGAAGATAAACCGGTACTGCGGATGCACCTTGACGAACAGGCGCGCGTAGAACGCAATGTGGTTGTTGCAAATCTTAAAGTCCGCACCCGTGGTGGTCATGACAACCTCCCAGCGGATGCGGTTGATGATGAGCCAGTGGCTAATCTTTCTGTGACCAGCGTTGACGGCGTCAAGCGTGAAGCGTTCAAAGTATTCCCAGACCTTTGGGTTCTCTGCGTTGAACGCGTTGAACTCACGCTGCCTCAAATGAAACGGCGTGTTCATGCTCATACCTTGACCTCCAGCAGCTCCTGCTCACTGTCCTCGTCGACGTATATCGAGAACAAGGACAATTCAAGATTCCCTGCATCGGTTTCAATGACCAGGTCCCTGGTAGCGTAGTGGGTAGCGTTCGCCTGGTTAAGACGAACCGCGCTCAAGCGTATGCTCTTGACGCGGTGAATGTTCAAACTGAAGTTCATTCTCTTTCTCTCTTTCTGTGGTTGGAAATTAAATTATACAGGTATCGTACAAATTGTGCCTAGTACTTTCCCCAGGTTTCGTAAAAAATCCAAACAGATACCAGGAAGAAGATAAATACCTTCAACCTGATCTGTTTGAAGTACTCGTCAACGATCACCGTGCATTGCCCTGCAAGCGGTCCGCGATCAGCTTGGCGTAGCCGGCAATGTCCACCCAGTGGTCGACCTTGTCGGGGTTGCCGTTAACGATGCGCGCCATCTTGTGCACGATCATCTCCAGGGCTTCCCACTGGTCATCGGCAAACGTCTTGTCGTGGCGTCGTGCGTGGTCCGCGAGCAGTCGTTTGATACCCTGCATCAGTGCAGCGCCATCCTTGAACTTGCCGTAGTCCTTGGCCCGCTCGTCCAGGGTCTGGTCGATGTCGGTGTCTTCCTGGATAAGCTCGGGCATCGGAACCGTTGCAGGCGGTTGGAACGCCTCATCCAAGACTTGCTTGCGCAGCTTGTACGTCATCGGCTTGGGGGCCTGGAACTTGGCTGCCACCTTGGCCACTTCGGCGCTGGGGTACTTACGGAAATACTCTCTGATTTTGTCTGACTTATTCATGTTGCTTCCTTTTGAGTTTGAACGATTGCACGGGCCTTGCCTTGGCGGAGAACCGCCAGGACATGGTCGTGCGCTTTTTCTATGTCATACACAGTGGCATGCGCCAGCTGCTCCTCATGCAGGTCCATCACCAGCTTCAGGGCTTCCCACTGCTTGGCTGTCATGATGAACCGCATTCCGTTGGCCACGCCGCGTCTTGATAGCTGCAGCAGGGCATCCTGTCCTTGGTGAATCTCTTCAAGCCAATCGTGGCCTTTGCCCAGAATGGCCAGCGCTTCAGTCACATTGAACGCGCCGATCAGCATGTCGATGTCCTCTTTGGTCGCTTCGCCCTTGCGGATTTGGTCCAGGGCTGCGCGGTTCTTGAGCTGTACATCGAGGTAAATGCCTGGCAGATCGCGCACAGGTTTTAGTCCTGACAGCACGAAGTCCAGTGGATTCTGGAGCACAGTCTTCGGGCGGTATTTGCTGCGTTTTCTCATACGCTGCAAGAGACGAAAAGGCTTGCACACACCACCAGGGCAACCGTGATGTACACCATGAGCCTGTCGCTGACCAGGCGGCGAAAGTTGCCAAGCAGAATGTTCTGCATGAGCTCCTCGCTCTGTGTCATCTGAGGGGGCTTGGGCACATAAGACAAACCGATAAGTACCTTACCGGTGTTGAAGTACTTGCCTGTTGCAGCAAGGTCCTTGTACACCTGCTGCTCGCGGGTCAAAGATTTTTTAGTCATTGCACTCTTTCTCCTTTCTACGTTTGAGCTGTAATCTTAACACAGTTAGTTCACTTGTCAACAACTCAACTTCTTTTTCTGATTTGATCCAGGCTTCACGCCACAGTCTCTGGTCTTCAATACGCTGCGCAGCCGCTTCAAGCAGGTACTCTATCGCTGGGTATATCTCCTTGACTGCGCGTAGTTCCTCTCGTAGTTTCATCTTCACTCCATGGATGTTTTAAATATTCTTCACGAAGTAACCCATACAGCATCAGGTCTCCACCGTCTGGGAAAGCCTTGCGCATGCGTCCTTCATACTGGAAACCCAGACGCGATACAAAGCGCTGGGCCTTAAGGTTCTCGGCGCGGATAAGGCCCGTGACCCGTGGTACTTCAAGCACCCGGAATGGCAACTCAAACGACGCATTGAAAAAACTGCGTGACAGCCAATGGCTCTTGGGCCGTGCTGCGATGTGCATGTCGATGTTGGTCCCTGTGTAGGCAGAGAACACGGTGACGGCCAAGAACTCGTCGTTGTCGTCCAGCAGGCTTACTGCCGTGACGTCGCCGGACATACCGTCGATGCCAATGATCTTCTTGGCCCAGGCCACGGCCTCGTCTTTACGTTCAACGCGCAGAATCTTCACTGTAGTTCTCCATGATTTCGTCTTCAAACAGCATCATCTGCTCTTCTGAAAAACTTTTGGTGATGTCCACTTGGCGAGGCTTGCCGCTGGGGCCTGTGATGGTCAACAAAATCCTGGTGATGTCCAGCTGCTCAGGCAGCTCGGTGTCCTCTACCAGCATAGACGGCAGTACTTCAAAAGTGAGTTCGACGGGGAACGTCATCTCGGTCTTGTATTTCATTTTTAGCTTTCTCTCGATTGTTGGCGATACGCTGCAGCGTCAGTGATTCTTTGTAGGCTTGGTCAAATGCAGGAACCAGGAGGCTTTGCATGTACGCGCCCATTCCTACTTTGTAAAACGTGGCGAGTTCTTTGAGCATGTAGTACGCATCCTCGGGGAGGGATACGGTAATCCAGCGCTGCCCAGGGCGCTTGGAGGGTGACGCACGTACAGCGTCGTATCGGTCCTTCTTCTTAGGACCTGAACGCCGTGGCCTACCACGTTTCTTCATTGGCTGACGAACGTATGGCTCTGGGTGAGCAGGTACAACTTGAGTTCGTGGCTTTGGTGATCTTCCCATTAAATTCTCCTTTCTATTGGACTTATCAGTGTATCGGAAAAAATGGGCTGGGAGCAAGCCCCCAGCCCGAACTTCTCAAAAGGAGAGTGGGGCAACTGCAGTTAACCCCACCTCAATTATGATGCTTCTCCCCAGCTTGGTCCAGTCTCCACGTCAACGCGAGAGGGAACTTCTAGGGTTACTGCTTTGGCCATGATTTCGGCTGCAGCGCGGGCCTCGTCGATGTTTCTGACGGACAATGCTACTTCGTCGTGAACTTGCAACAACAACTTAAAGCCAGCCTTGTGTAGCGCCACCATGCCTGCTTTGGTCTGGTCTGCGGCTGACCCCTGGATCAGACGGTTTAAGCCCTTGTAGGTGCCTGCACGCTTGATCCTGACCCCGTATTCAATGACGGCCTGCTCACGCGGCAGCGCCTTGTTCACACCCCACTCGGTTGGCTCCCACAATGGGAAGCGGCACTTGCGGCCCAGGAGGGTGCGGATTGACCCGCCAGAGGCTGGGTGCTCGATGCGCTTCATGACAGCGTCGACGGTGCCTTTGAGGAACGGAACCTTGCTGTGGAACGTGGCGATCAGCTCGCTGGCCTCGTCCAAGGGCAGGTCCAGCTGTGTGGCCAGCTTGGCTTTGCCCATGCCGTACATCAGTCCGAGGCCAATTGTCTTGGCAGCCTTGCGCTTAATGCCGGCCATGTCAGCCACCATCTGGTGAAAGTCCGTGTCGGGGTTGTCGCGGTAGGCCTGTGCCATCTTTTCTGCGCCCGGCAGGCCCAGCAGTGTGGCATAGTGGACCAGTAAGCGCGGTTCCTGCGAGGAGAAGTCGTTTGCCGCCCAAATGTCACCGTCCTCGGGCAGGAACAAGCCTCGCACCATGG